AGTAACATGCTAAAAAGTTTATTATGTTCGAATCTCTTCCATACGAGCCGCGCAAAATAGAGGCGACGGAAGCCGTCCTAGAGCGCATCTATCTCGCCGCCCGCAAAGGGCTGAAGGGCGACACGCTTGCCTACGCCGCGGGCATGACCCCCCAGGAATACCGCAGGCTTGTGCAGTTCGACCCCATCGCGGAGTATGCTGAGCATAAAGGACGCGCCGAGGGCGAAGCGGAAATGTCCGAGGTGCTGCACAACGCGGCGCGCGCTGGCGACACGAAGGCGGCGCTGGACATCCTCAAGCACGTCCACAAGTGGACAGCCCCGCAGTCGGTGCAGGTGCAGGTCGAGCAGCGCATATCCATCATCGCGGCGCTAGAAGAGGCGCAACAAAGGGTGATCCAGGGAGAGATATTAGATGCAAGTGCCGATCTACTCAGCGGACGAAGAACAGAAGCTGATGGCGACCCTATGGTCGGCGCAGGTGAAGAACGACCCCGTGGCGTTCGTGAGGATGGCGTTTCCGTGGGGTAAGGCCGGCACGCCGCTGGAGCACTTCACAGGCCCGCGCAAGTGGCAGCTTGAGGTGCTGACCGAACTGCGTGAGCACATCCGCGAGAACGGCGGAAAAGTCGATTTTGAGACGTTCCGCATGGCCACGTCATCCGGTCGCGGAATCGGCAAGTCGGCCCTCGTCTCATGGCTCGTGATCTGGATGCTGACGACCCGAATCGGCTCGACGACCATTGTGTCCGCCAACTCAGAAGCGCAGTTGCGCAGCGTCACCTGGGCCGAGATAACTAAATGGCTATCAATGTGCCTTAACAGCCATTGGTTTGAGGTGAGCGCTACCCGCGTGCTGCCGGCCAAGTGGATCGCGGAACTGGTCGAGCGGGATCTGAAGCTGGGCACGCGCTATTGGGGCGTGGAGGGGCGGCTATGGTCGGCCGAGAACCCGGACAGCTACGCGGGCGTGCATAACTTCGCGGGCGTCATGCTGGTGTTCGACGAGGCCAGCGGTATTGATGACTCTATCTGGGCGGTGGCCAGTGGCTTCTTTACAGAGAACACTCCTAATCGTTTTTGGCTTAGCTTTAGCAACCCCCGCCGTAACAGCGGATATTTCTACGAGTGCTTCCACAACAAGCGCGACTTCTGGCGAAACAAGGTTGTTGACGCCAGAAGCGTGGAGGGAACTGATAAGGCAGTCTATCAGCAGATTATCGACGAATACGGCCCCGACAGCGCTCAGGCTCACGTCGAGGTCTACGGAGCATTCCCGAACGCATCGGATGACCAGTTCATACCGTCGTCACTGGTCATGGACGCGCAGACACGGCCGCCACAGAAGGATCAGACGGCTCCGATAATCGTCGGCGTCGACCCGGCGCGGTTCGGCGCTGATGCTACGGTCATCGCCATCCGGCAGGGCCGCGACATCATCGGCATACGTCGCTACCGGGGCGATGACACGATGGAGGTGGTCGGGCGGGTAATCGACATCATCGAAGAGTTCCGCCCAGCGCTCGTCGTCGTGGACGAAGGCGGCCTAGGCGCGGGCGTCGTCGACCGGCTCAAGGAGCAACGATACAAGATCCGGGGCGTCAACTTTGGCAGCAAGTCCTCAAGGCCCATCATGTTCGGGAACAAGCGGGCTGAGATGTGGCACGCCATGCGGGAGTGGCTGAAGACAGCCAGCATACCAAACGACCGATTCCTCAAGTCCGACCTGACCGGCCCAATGATGAAGCCCGACAGTAAAGGGACTATATTCCTAGAGAGCAAAAAAGACATGAAGGCGCGAGGATTGGCCAGTCCAGACGCCGCCGACGCTATCGCCGTGACGTTCGCGTATCCGGTGGCGCACAGGGAGGCGCGGCCCATAGACAACAGACCGCGCGTAACGTATGGTGGCAACGCAGCCTCTTCAGGATGGATGGGACATTAGATGGTATCGCTGTCAGTAGGACGTGGCGAGAAGCTGTCGACGAAAGCTGGCGCTGGTCTGACGGCCAAGGGCCGGGCTAAGTATAACGCCGCGACGGGCAGCAAGCTGAAGCCGCCGGCTCCCAACCCTAAGACCAAGGCCGACGAGGGCCGTAAGAAGTCGTTCTGCGCGCGCATGGGCGGCGTGGTCGCTAAGTCTAAGAACGCGGAGCGGGCGAAGGCCAGCATGAAGAGGTGGAACTGTGGCAAGTAAGCCTGGGCTCTACGCCAACATTCACGCGAAGCGCGCGCGCATCAAAGCCGGATCAGGCGAGAAAATGCGCAAGCCAGGCGCAGAAGGCGCACCGACAAGTAAAGCGTTCGTGAGATCTGCGAAGACAGCTAAAGGAAAACGCTAATGCCGTTAGTTAAATCGACTAGCAAGAACGCCTTTCGCAAAAATGTTGCGGCCGAAATCAAAGCGGGCAAGCCGCCGAAACAGGCCGTCGCCATCGCGTATTCGACGAAGCGCGCGGCGGCTAAGAAGCCGTCCATGAGCAAAGGCAAGTCTTGTGGCAAGTGATGATGTTGTAGCGGCCGGTAAGGTCAGCGAGGCCGACGACACGGATCGTCTGGCCACCATGCGTCACCGCTTTACGGTGGCGCAGGCGGCCTATTCAGACAGCCGTGAAGATGAGCTGGACGATCTGCGGTTTATGGCGGGATCGCCAGACAACGCGTGGCAGTGGCCGGCAGACGTGCTGGCGACACGCGGCGCGGTGCAGGGGCAGACGATCAACGCGCGACCGTGCCTGACGATCAATAAGCTGCCGCAGCATGTGCGTCTCGTGACAAACGAACAGCGCCAGAACCGTCCGACTGCGCGCGTCATCCCGGCCGACGACAACGCCGACCCGGAGGTCGCGGAGATCTTCGACGGTATCGTGCGGCACATTGAGTATATGTCCGACGCCGACGTAGCTTATGACACGGCTTGTGATAACCAGGTCACATACGGCGAGGGCTATATCCGCATCCTGACGGAATACACGAAAGAAGACTCTTTCGAGCAGGACATCCGCATCGCGCGCGTCCGTAGCAGCTTCAGCGTCTACATGGACCCGATGATCCAAGACCCGTGCGGTCAGGACGCGAACTGGTGCTTTATTACGGAAGACATTCCGAAGGCCGAATACGAGCGCATGTATCCTGACGCGACGCCTGTGACCGGCATGATGAGTCAGGGCGTGGGCGACCAGACGCTGAGCATGTGGGTTAGCCAGGAAACGGTGCGCATCGCTGAGTATTTTTACGTCGATACCAAGCGCGCCAAACTGAACCTTTACCCGGACAATATTACGGCGTTCGATGGCACGCCGGAGGATCGCCGGCTCAAGAGCGCCTATGGCAAACCGCTGCGCTCGCGCGAAAGCGACCGCCGCAAAATCATGTGGATCAAGACCAACGGCTATGAGGTACTGGAAGAGCGTGAATGGGCGGGTAAATACATTCCCGTGATTCGCGTCATCGGCAACGAGTTCGAGGTTGACGGTCAGATCTACATTAGCGGTCTTGTGCGTAACGCCAAAGACGCGCAGCGCATGTATAACTATTGGGTCAGCCAGGAAGCGGAAATGCTGGCGCTGGCCCCCAAAGCGCCGTTTATCGGCTATGGCGGCCAGTTCGAAGGTTACGAAACCAACTGGAAAACGGCCAATACGAACAACTGGCCGTATCTGGAGGTCAATCCCGATGTTACCGACGGAGCCGGCAACCCGTTACCGCTACCTGAACGCGCCCAGCCTCCGATGGCTCAAACGGGCCTTATTCAAGCCAAGGTGGGGGCTGGCGAAGACATCAAGTCGACCACTGGCCAGTACGATAGTAGCATTGGGGCGACTTCCAACGAGCGGACGGGTCGTGCGATCCTCGCTAGGGAGCGGCAAGGCGACACGAGTACTTATCATTATGTCGACAACCTCGCGCGCGCGGTAAAATACGTTGCGCGTCAGCTCGTGGACATGATCCCCAAGATCTACGACACGCAGCGCGTCGCCCGTATCATCAATGTCGAGGGCGAAGTTGGCATGGCGCGCATCAACCCGGCTCAGCCGGAGGCGGTGCGGTCAATCGTCAACGAAGAGGGTATTGAGATCATGAAGATCTACAACCCCAACGTCGGCACCTATGACGTGCATGTGTCGTCTGGCCCCAGCTACATGACCCGTAAGCAGGAGGCGATGGACACGATGGGCCAGATCCTCCAGACCAACCCTGCGCTGTGGGGAGTCGCGGGCGATCTGTTCGTCAAGAACATGGATTGGCCAGGCGCGGAGACGATGGCCAAGCGGTTCGAGAAGATGCTTGATCCGAAGGTTCTGGCCGATACGGACGAGTCGCCGGAAGCGCAGGTTATGCGTCAGCAAATGGAGCAGATGGCGCAGGCGATGGAGCAGACCAACGCCCAGATCCAGCAGCTCATGCAGTCGTATGAAATGCAAAAGCTGGCGATTGACGAGCAGAACAGTCAGATCAAGGCATATGAGGCCGAAACAAAACGGCTTTCGGCTATGCAGGCTGGTTTGTCGCCAGAGCAAATTCAGGATATTGTGCAGGGCACGATAGCGGCGGCGCTGGATACGGGCGATATTGTCCCCGGTAACGCTCCGATACAAGGAATGGGTCAATGAGCTGCGCGGATCTGATCGGACATTTGTTCTTAGCGCGCGACGTGACGCATTCCGTGCACTTGAACACACGTTCTTACGCCAAGCACAAGGCTTTGGGTAAGTTTTACCCGGCGGTTGTCGACCTAGCAGACACGCTGGCGGAGGCTTATCAGGGGCGATACGGCCTGATTGGGCCGATTACGCTGCATTCGGCCAAGAAAACCAACAATGTCGTTGAGTTTCTTGAAGATTCGCTTGAAGAGGTGCGCAAAGAGCGCAAAGAATACAAAGATGATACGGCGCTTCAAAACATCATTGATGAGATTGAAGGACTGTATCTGTCTACGCTGTATAAACTTAAATTCTTAGCGTGAGGCTTAAATGGCATATTCAATGAAACTTACTGCGTCTACGCAGGTCAAAATCGGTTATGCTAAGCTGAAAGGCATCTTTGTCTCTAGCGGCACGTCCCCGACTGTGGCTGTGTATGACTCAGCAACGGCGTCCGCGTCGGATCCAACGGTGATTGATACTTTTACTGGCGCAACGCCAGGCAATTATGTAATGCCGGCTGAAGGTGTTAGTTTGAGTAAGGGTTTATATGTCGTCCTTGCGGGCACTAACCCCGTCGTTACGATTTTTTACGAATAAGGACTGCATAAATGGCTGACGTAAAGATTTCCTCTCTTCCGGCTGCAACAACCCCGCTCACCGGCTCGGAAGTCTTACCTATTGTCCAGTCCGGAACGACTAAAAAAGTCGCTGTATCTGACGTAACGGCTGGGCGCGCGTTAACAGCGTCCAGCCTTACGCTTACATCGCCATTGAATATCGCATCTGGCGGCACTAACGCGGCTAATTTTATTACTAACTATATAACTTATTTTGACGGCACGCGCCTTACTGGCAATAGCGGCTTACAGTATAACGGCGCTACGTTAACCGCCAGCGCGGATATGTCGGTTAACGGCATGATTATTGGCAAAAGCGGCGGCGGCGTCGCAGCCAATACAGCGGTTGGCTCCAGCGTTTTAACGGCTAATACGACCGGAACTGGCCTTACTGGTTTAGGCTATGAAACATTACGCGTAAATACAACCGGCGACGAAAATGTTGCTATTGGCTATCAAGCATTGCGGTCAAATATTTGGGGTTACCGCAGCACAGCGGTGGGCACTCAAGCCCTTTATAGCAATACGACTGGCCTTAACAATACGGCGGTAGGCTGGAAAGCGCTTTTCTTAAATTCCTCCGGGTCAACTAACACTTCTGTTGGTTATGAAGCTCTCTATAGCACTGTCAACGTATCGGGTCAGACAGCTATAGGCTATCAGGCGCTGCGCAACACTTCGACAGGCGTAAGCAATACGGCTGTTGGCTGGAGCGCGCTTGCGGCCAATACGACCGGCATGGAAAATACGTCCGTTGGCTACAATGCTTTAGTAACAAATACTTTTGGCGATGAAAATACGGCCGTTGGATTTAACGCACTAAAATCTAATACTGAAGGGCTTTATAACGTTGCCATTGGCTCAGACGCTATGCCTGCCAATACAACGGCCAGTAATAATATTTCCATTGGCCGTCAGTCTATGTTCAAAAATACAACGGGCTGGGGTAATACAGTTGTCGGGTATCAAGCGCTGTATGAAAATCTTACCGGAACGCAGAATATTGTTATTGGATTGAATGCGTTACAGGCAAGAACTTACTCCAATAATAATATCGGCATCGGCGTTTCGGCGCTTCGTGAAGGCACCGGCGGCACTAATAATGTCGGCATTGGTATATCTGCGCTTCGAAAAAGTGAAGTCGATAATAATGTCGCCATTGGCTATAGGTCAATGTTTAACAATACTACCGGCGTCGGCAATACGGCTGTCGGTTATGATTCTATGGATAATAACATTACCGGCGCGAATAATACCGCTGTAGGTTATAATGCACTTGTAAATAGCGACGCCAACAATAACTCAGCTTTTGGGTTTGAAACACTAAAAGAGAATCTTACAGGGGCCAATAATACAGCCGTCGGGTATTACGCGCTTAATGATAATAGAATGGGTTCGTTTAATACGGCCGTTGGCGGCGAGGCGCTTTACGCTAATAGAGCCGCCAATCAAACCGCCGTAGGCTATAGAGCTTTATACACTAATTCAACCGGCGCAAATGGCACCGCTATGGGCTATCAAGCCCTATTCTCGAACACGACCGGCGATGAAAATGTTGCTATCGGATATCAGACTTTACGTTCGAACGTATGGGGTTATCGTAGCACCGCTGTAGGCACTCAAGCCCTTTATAGCAATACGACCGGCCTTAACAACACGGCTGTTGGCTGGAAAGCATTGTTTACTAACAGCATTGGCGCAGCTAACATATCTGTCGGCGTTGAATCCCTTTTATCCAACACGGCGTCTAATAATTCCGCGCTTGGTTATCAAGCTCTATACGGCAATACGACAGGCATTGAAAATGCCGCCGTTGGCTATCAAGCCTTGCGCACGAACACTACGGGGGCGTACGGCACCGGCGTCGGCGTTCAAGCGCTTTACGCTAATACAACCGGTGTAGGTAATACGGCTGTTGGCTGGAAATCATTATTCACTAACGACATAGGCATTTATAGTTCTGCGGTTGGCTATCAGGCTCTTACGGCATCAACAGGATCGTATAATTCTGCGCTCGGTTATCGCGCTCTGTATAGCAATACGACAGGCATTGAAAATGCTGCTGTTGGAACAGAAGCATTGCGTGGGAACACTACCGGCATAAACAATGTGTCCGTAGGAACTCAGTCGCTTTACAGCAATACGACCGGCCTTAACAATACGGCGGTCGGCTGGAAAGCGCTATTTACGGCGTCTATAGCTACGACAAATACAGGCGTCGGGTCCAGCGCAGGACGTTCCGCTACTGGCGACGGTAACGTCTTTATTGGTTCGGGCGCGGGCTACACGGGCACGGCCACGACGACCGGCGCTAACAATGTCATCATTGGTGTCGATGCACGCGCTTCAGCAGCGGCCGGGGTAAACCAAATCGTGCTTGGGCAAGCTACGCCAGGCCAAGGCGACAATTATATCTCGGTTGGCAAGACAGGCAGCTATTACTACCTTGATTTTTCGGCTACGGGTAAATCATGGACTTACTCGTCCGACATCCGGCTAAAACGCGATGTTACGCCGTTTGAATCGTTGGGTTTGGATTTTATTAAGAAAACAACTCCGGTTACGTTCTATTGGAAACCTTCAAATGAAGTCCCGCAGGAACTGACGAATCACTACAACGAAGTTAACGTCAAAAACACGGAAACTCTTAACTACGGCTTCATCGCTCAGGATGTTAAGCAGGCGCTTGAAGAAGCCGGCGTCGACGATTTTCCGGTCATTGACCAGGATAAAGACGGAACGCTTGGCGTCGGCATCGGCTCGTTTATGATTCCGGTTATTAACGCCGTGAAAGAATTGTCGGCTCAAGTCGATCAGCTCAAAGCGGAAATTTCCGCGCTGAAGGGTGAATAAAATGGCTATCTCTTATACGTGGACAATAAACGATATTGAGTGCTACCCGGTCTATGCTTCCCAGTTTGATGTTGTTTTTAACATTGGCTGGTCTTATCGCGGCAAGAACGAGGACAATATCGGTTCGTCGCGCGGCGGCACTACGTCAGTTACTTACATTGCTGGCGCGCCGTTCACGCCGTTGGCGGATTTGACCGAAGAACAAGTTCTGAGCTGGGTTAAACCTACTTTGAGCGATGAAGACATTGTTCAAATGGAGTTGGGGATTGTCGCCGATATTAACTGGCAAGTTAGCCAGATTGGCGCTAATACGCCGGTAAGACCGCCGCTTCCTTGGGAGAATCGCGTCAGCGAATGACCAAAACCATATTGTCCATGACAACAGTGCCGGCCAGATTGGCCGGCGCTTTAATTAGAACGCTAAAAGTATTGTCGCGCGTAGGCTGCGAAATACATCTAAACATTCCCGATGTTTGCGCCTCTACAGGCGAAAGATATGTTATCCCCGATGAATTGCGGGCTATAGATAACGTCTTAATATTTGAGGGCGTTCCCGATCTTGGGCCTAAAACTAAAATCATACCTACGCTACAGCGAATAACTGACCCTGATACAATCATAATAACTGTCGATGATGACATCATATATAATCGCGATCTTGTCGCCTATCACCTCAAAAGCCGGCAAAAATACCCGACCGCTGCGCTTGGGTTTTCAGGGACTATTCGAGGCCGGTTAATACAGACCCCACCGGTCGATGTTGAAGTCGATATATTAGACAATTACAAATCGGCGTCTTATACGCGCGGCATGTTTAGCAATGATTTTTTCGATTTATACGCGGACAAATCATGGAACGATGATCTTGTTGTGTCGGCATATCTTAGGGACAAGGGCGTTAAAAAGATCGTCTTGACATACGATAAAGAAACCTTTTACCTGCCTCGTCTCAAATCGTTTCCTTTAGTCGGGCTGATAGACTGCCCTATGACGGGGTGCGATATATTTCGGGGGCACGCAAATAAAACGGATAGCGGCACGCTACAAACCGAATATGAAGCTATAAGGGTGTGAAATGAGAACTGTGATGCTTGCTGCGCCGTCCTATGACGGCAAAATCAATGTCTGGCACGCAACCGCGTTAGTTGAAACATGCAAAATAGGGTTAGCAAATAATATCAATATAATACCGGTTTATATGTCTTATGACGCGCTTGTTCAGAGAGCGCGCAACGACATATTCAAACTGGCGCATGATAGCGGAGTCACCGACCTAATTTTTATAGATTGTGATGTTGACTGGACGCCAAGCGACTTATTCAAACTTTTAGATCATGACGCGCCTATTGTCGCAGCGCCAATTATCAAAAAAACTTTCGCGGCCCATACTTACAGCGTCAAAACCAAGAATTTAACGCCGGAAGATAACGGGCTGATAGAAGTCGATGGCGCCGCTACAGGTTTTATGCGGATCCGGGCCGACGCCATAAAGAAGATCTGGGATAGCGCGCCTGAATACCGGGAGCCCCATAAACCAGAGCCTAATCGCATGGTCTTTGACGTGCGCGTTGTTGATGGCGAGCTTTGGTCTGAAGACATTGTATTTTGTAAGACTTGGCAAGATCTTGGCGGCCGTGTTTACATAGACCCGACTATAAATTGCGGCCATTCCGGTGAACACCGATGGATCGGCAATTTTGAGGCGTTTATGCAAAACATTGACGCTGAACATGAACAGGCGTAATGTCTGTAAACCGACTGGCCGGATAGCCAGGTAGGAGACGTAATGTCTGAAGAAAAACAGGCTGTAGCGGAGATCAGCCCCGCGCCGGAACCGGAAGCTACGGCAGCGCCGGAATCTGCTGATACGACGCCGGAGGAACAGCAGCCTACGAAATCGTTCTCTCAGGAAGAGCTGGACGCAATCGTAAGCAAGCGCCTTGCAAGAGAACAGCGCAAATGGGAAAGAGAGCAAGCTCAAAGGCTTGCGGAGCAACAGGCCCGACAGCCTGTGGCACCTCCACCTGCGCCGGATGATTTTGAAAACGCTCAGGCTTATGCGGAAGCATTGGCCAATCAGCGCGCTCAAGAGCTTCTAGCCCAGCGCGAGGCCGCACAGCAGCAGCAGGCGATCTTAGACGGCTATAAAGACCGTGAAGAAGAGGCGCGGGATCGTTACGAGGACTTTGAACAAGTCGCGTATAACCCGAATCTCCCCGTCACGGACATTATGGCTCAGGCTATCCAGGCTTCCGACATTGGGCCAGAAGTGATCTACTTCCTTGGTTCCAATCCAAAAGAAGCCAGCCGAATTTCCCGTCTGTCGCCAGTTTTGCAGGCAAAAGAGATCGGAAAGATTGAGGCCAAATTGGTCGATAATCCGCCGGTTAAGAAAACCTCAACCGCGCCCGCGCCTCTTGCTCCTGTCACAGCTACCCGGTCAAACTCAGGCCCGCGTTACGATACGACTGACCCTCGGTCACTCAAGTCAATGTCAACGTCGGATTGGATAGAAGCGGAACGGCAAAGACAGATCAAGAAGTGGGAAGCGCAGAATCGGAGATAAAGAATGTCTAACTCACTTCTTACTATTGATATGATTACTCGCAAGGCTCTTGAGATCCTTGAGAATAATCTTGTCCTGACCCGCACTGTCAATCGTCAGTACGACGACTCTTTCTCTGTTGAAGGCGCTAAGATCGGCTCGACCCTGCGCATCCGTCTGCCCGACCGCGCTCTGGTCACGGACGGTGCTGCCCTCCAGGTGCAGGACGATAACGAGCAGTACACGACCCTGACCGTTTCGTCGCAGAAGCACATCGGCGTGAACTTCACGACCGCCGAACTGACGATGCAGTTGGATGACTTCGCGGAACGCGTGCTGAAGCCGCGTATTTCGCAGCTCGCCTCCAGCATCGACGCCGACGTCGCCAATAGCTTCAAATATATTGGCAACTCGGTCGGCACGCCCGGCACGACCCCGGCCACCTCGCTCGTTCTGTTGCAGGCGCAGCAGAAGCTGAACGAGAACGCCGCCGTCATGTCGCCGCGCTATGCGACGGTCAATCCGGCTGCTAACGCGTCGCTGATCGAAGGCATGAAGGGCTTGTTCAACCCTGTTTCGGCTATCTCGAAGCAGTTTAAGAACGGCATCTTCGGCGAAGGCATCCTCGGCTATGAAGAGCTGAATATGTCGCAGTCGATCAAGTCGTTTACGACTGGCTCGCGCACGGGCACGCTGACGGTTAATGCTTCGGTTACTACTGAAGGTGCGACCGCCATTGTCATCACGGGGCTTGGCTCGACGATTGTTAAGGCCGGCGACGTGTTCACGGTTCAGGACTGCTATGCCGTCAATCCGCAGACCCGCGAGTCGACCGGTTCGCTGTTCCAGTTCGTTGCGCTGGCTGACGTTACGGCGTCCACCACGGCTTCGGTCACTGTTGCGGCCATGTATTCGGCTTCGCAGGCTCTTGCGACGGTCGACGCTCTGCCGGTTTCCGGCAAGACCGTTACCTTCCTTGGCTCGCCGTCGACGCAGTATGCTCAGAACCTGATCTACCACAAGGACGCCATCGCGTTCGCCACGGCCGATCTCCTGCTCCCGCAGGGCGTCGACATGGCTTCGCGTCAGGTCCACAATGGTATCAGCCTGCGCGTTGTGCGTCAGTATGACATCAATAACGACCGCCTGCCGTGCCGTATTGACGTTCTGTATGGCTACAGCGTCATTCGTCCGCAGATGGCCGTTCGTATGTGGGGCTAATTAAGTGGCGGCCTTCGGGCCGCCCTTTTCTTCAGACAAGGAGTATAAATCATGGCTCTTCCGAAAATTGGTGATGGTGAGCAGATCGGCGATGGCAACGTCAATGAAACGCTTAATGTCGGCCGCCCTACGCAGCCGGTGTCTCTCGGCGGCGCGTCCGGTTCGATTGGCTTTTTCGGCGTCACGGCAACGACCCGGCCGGCGAGTGCTTCGCAGGCGGCTCTGACTCTGACGACGGCGACGGCCGCCGGTTACGGCTTCACAACCTCCACGGCGTTCAGCGCCGCTGTGGCGCAGCTTGAAAACATCCGCGCGTCGCTTGTGTCGCTTGGCCTGCTTAAAGGCTCTGCCTAATTGAAAGGACTTAGATATGCCCGGTAAAGCACTCGGCGTAGCGATGTCCGTTTTGGGTGAATCCACGACGGACCCCGTTGGCTTCTATGGAACTAACGGCATCGCGCAGCGCGCCAGCGCAGATCAGGCAGCTCTTACTCTGACGACCGCGACGACTGGCGGTGTTGGCTATTCCACGGCGACCGCCTTTAGCGCGGCGGTTGCTCAGTTGGAAGAGATCCGCGCCACACTTGTCGCTCTAGGTCTGATGAAAGGCTCTGCGTGATAGCGCCTGAATCAAACGGGAAGGGGGAAACCCCTTTCCGTATCGACTTTATTGGCGTTCAAGAGCAGTCTTTCGCGGACTTGCACGCCAATATTCTAGCCAATGTAGCGTGTCCGCATATCGAGCCTTGCGGACTACATGGTCGGCCATTAGCCATCATTGGCGGCGGTCCGTCGATCCTCGACCATGTAGAGACGTTTAAAACGTGGCCGGGAGACATCTGGGCCATAAACCGAACGTCGTCTTGGCTTGCGGAACACGGCATAAAGGCTACGTTAGTCAGCGTCGACGCAGAAACAAATTTAGAGCATTGGCCTGACCCCAGCACGGTCAAAGACAGCCTTTTCTCTTCGTGGTGCCATCCTAGCATTGTTGCGCGGTATCCATCGCCTCGGCTCTTTCACATGCAACCTGTTGTTAAGTCTGGCTTATTTGGCGGTTCTACAACTGCCGCTAGTATGCCGGTTCTTTCCGGTATTTTGGGCTACAAAGACGTCACATATTTTGGCTGTGAAAGCTCGTTTATTGATAGGGATCATGCTTATTTAAATGAGAACCGTGAGCATCAGCTTATCGTCCGCGCCGCCGGCGTCGATTATCGAACGACTCCCCCGTTTCTTGTTCAGGCTCAAGAACTGGCAAACATTCTGCGCGAATTTCCGCAGGTTTATAAAGAACAGTCCGGCGGCCTTTTGCGGGCGTTAATCGCCCATGATGACTGGTCTATCGCCGCCGTATCAAAAGCGTTAAAAGAGCATTTAGAAGACGTAAACGGCAAAGACGGCCTTTACGAAGATAAATATGAATGGAGCCCAAATGGCGGTAATATATTTGCGTCATAAGCATCATGGCGTTAAGATCGCCACGCTAGATTTAGAAGCCGAAGCCGACGAAGAGAACGGCTGGGAAAGGTTCGATCCGAATGACGACAGCGTACGATCAGATCAACGGGGCGCTGAGACTTCTGGGCGTCCTCGCAGAAGGCGAAACGCCTTCAGCGGAGACGGCGCAGGACGCGCTGATGGCGCTGAACCAGATGATCGACTCGTGGAACACGGAGCGTCTGGCGGTCTTTTCGACGCAGGATCAAACATTTCTGTGGCCGTCCGGCGAACTTAACCGGACGCTCGGCCCTACGGGTAATTTCGTCGGCAATCGACCTGTTCTGCTGGATGATGCGACTTATTTTCGTGACCCGCAGACCAATGTGTCCTACGGCATAAAATTCATTAATCAGCAGCAGTATGACGGTATCGCCGTCAAGACTGTCACGTCGACCTATCCGCAGGTCATATTCGTCAACAATACGTTTCCCGACATTGATATGTATGTCTACCCCAAGCCGCTTCGCGAGCTAGAGTGGCATTTCATTTCGGTCGAGGAGCTATCGCAGCCGGCGCTTTTGTCGACATCGCTGACTTTTCCGCCGGGCTATCTTCGTGCTTTTCGTTATAATTTGGCTTGTGAAATGGCCCCGGAATTTGGCGTCGAGCCGTCCGCGCAAGTGCAGCGGATCGCGATGTATAGCAAGCGCAATCTGAAGCGCATTAATAACCCTGACGACATCATGGCGTTGCCTTACAGCATCGTTGGCACTCGTCAGCGCTACAATATATACGCTGGAAATTACTAATGAAGACGCCGATCTTAGGCTCGTCTTATGTCCTGCGCAGTCCTAACGCGGCTGATAGCCGCATGGTCAATCTTTACCCAGAGATTGTACCGGAAGGAGGCAAGGAGGCTGCATGGCTTCAACGCGCTCCAGGATTGCGCGAACTTACGGTATTCCCCGGCGGCCCTGTTCGGGGACTTTGGCAATACGGCGATTATGGTTACGCTGTTTCCGGCACAAAACTATATCGAATTGATTCTAATTGGATTTATACCGATTTAGGCGACGTTGTAGGTTCCGGTCCTGTTAATATGGTCGACAATGGCACGCAGCTATTCATAGCGGCTGGTGCGCACGGATATATCTACAATAACACTAACGTATCATTAAGCTGCGACACGACTAATGGTGACGCTACCGTCACGACTGCTGACACATCGCTGATTTGGGTCGGGCTTCCGGTGACCGGATCTGGAATCCCTGACGGCACAACAGTCCTTAGCATTACGGACGGCACTACATTCGAGCTATCAGCTAACGCAACTGCCACGGCTACCGTCGACTTAACTTTTTCTCCGCTTTTTAGCGAGATTACCGATCCAGATTTTCCTGGGGCGATTGGTGTCGGATTTATCGACGGCTATTTTGTCTTTAGCGAACCTAACAGCCAACGATTTTGGGTGACTGAATCCTATAATGGTTTGTCTGTTGATGCTTTGGCGTTCGCCAGCGCCGAGGGTTCGCCCGATAATCTCGTCACGCTAATTGTCGATCATCGGGAAATCTGGCTGTTTGGCGTTAATTCGGTTGAGGTTTGGTATGACGCCGGAACTCCAGATTTTCCGCTTGGGCGCATTCAAGGCGCGTTTAACGAAATCGGCTGTCTAGCTGCTTATTCGGTCGCCAAACTTGACAATGGTTTGTTTTGGCTAGGTCGCGACGCGCGCGGTAACGGCATCGTTTACCGCTCGAAAGGCTATTCCGGCGAACGTATTTCTACGCACGCCGTTGAATGGCAGATTCAACAATATTCGACGCTTGCTGACGCTGTGGCGTATACATATCAGCAGGATGGCCATAGCTTCTATGTGCTGAACTTCCCGACCGCCAACACGACATGGGTGTATGACGTGTCTACTGGCGTCTGGCACGAGCGCGCCGGCTGGGAAAATAGCGCATTTACGCGGCATCGCGGCAATTGCCAAATGAACTTTAACAATGAAATTGTCATCGGCGATTATGTCGGCGGAGGTATTTACGCTTACGATTCAACAATTTACACCGAAGCCGGGTCGATTATGAAATGGCTTCGGTCTTGGCGGGCGCTTCCGGCAGGACAAAACAACTTAAAGCGCACTGCGCAGCATAGCCTTCAGCTTGACTGCGAAACCGGCGTGGGGTTGGAAGGCGAAGATTATTTTTACCTAGAGCGAAAACATTTAGCGACAGAAGCATTAGATTGGTTAATTACTGAAAACGGCGATTATATTATCACGCAAGCTGGAGAATTAGCCGTCGGCGTTAATCCTCAAGTCATGCTTAGATGGTCCGATGATGGGGGCCATAACTGGTCAAATGAACATTGGAAATCTATGGGCAAAATCGGTCAATTTGGCTACCGCACAATTTGGCGGCGGCTTGGAATGACACTAAAACTTCGTGATCGCGTGTATGAGGTGTCAGGCACTGATCCGGTTAAAATCGCCATTATGGGCGCTGAACTCATAATGGACCCGACCAATGCCTGATAACAATACGCTCATTCCGGCAGCGCGTGTTCCAATCTGGGACAAAATAACGGATTATGTAACCCGCGAATGGTATCGTTGGTTCTATAATATCTATGTGTCCGTTGAAAATGGCCGTCGGTATGGGTCATATTACGATACGACGACGCAGACTGCGGCGGCGGCTAATACCGCCTACGCAATGAAATTGAATAGCGTCGCCAGTAAAATTAACGATGGCCCGCTGCAATACGGTGTTTATATAGGCACGCCAAATTCGCGTGTTTATGTAGACAATACAGGAACTTACAATATACAGTTTTCGGCGCAATTCATTAGCACTAACGCCAGCTCTAAAGGTGTTCATATATGGCTAAGTGTAAACGGAACGTCGGTGCCGGATTCAGCGACCAAAATTACATTATCGGGGTCTAGTAACGCCTATGTCGCGGCGTGGAATTTCGTGGTAAGTCTAACCGCAGGCGATTATTTTGAGCTATATTGGGAAACGACAAATACGAACGTCTCAATATTAGCCACTACTGCGTCGGGGAATATCCCCGCCATTCCTTCGGTCATTCTGACCGTTACAAGTCTAGTAGGTGGATAAATGGCTGTCATTACTCCGATCCCTAAAACGCAATTTATTGGCGCTGACGGTTCGCCATTGGTCGGGGGTAAGGTTTATACTTATGCTGCCGGCACAACATCGCCACAAGCCACATATACGGACTCGGCTGGGTCTACGCCGAACACTAACCCAATTATTCTCGATTCGCGGGGGGAGGCTAATATTTGGCTTGGGGAAGCCGCGTATAAATTTAAGTTGACCGATGCCGATGATGTCGAAATATGGGTCGTTGATTACATAGCCGCTCCAACGACGGCAGTATCTCCAGTTTTAACTGGTAACGTCACCATATCAACAAACTCATCGTCACCGGCGCTTAAAATAACGCAGACCGGCACGGGCGATGTTTTGCGCGTTCAAGACAGCACCGATCCTGATCTAACGCCGTTCGTAATCACTTCTTCAGGAGCGGTTGGCATAGGAACTGTCGCGCCGACGGAAGCACTTGACATAGATGATAATGGGCGTATTCAGCTTTCGTCTAATGGAACTTCACGGACACTTATATCTGCCGACGCCACTAACTCTACTTTTGACGTTAAAGATGCGCGCAACTGTGTCGTAAAAACTAACGGCGTTACACGCCTTACTATCGCCAGCACAGGAACATCGACATTTAGCAGCCCTATCAATGTCACCGGAAATAGCTCTATTACCGGGACATTTGGCATTAGCGGGGCGTTAACCGTATCTTCGGGCGGCGCGTCTATTACCGGAAATAGCTCCGTTAGTGGAACGCTTGGCGTTAGCAATTTATTAACCGCGTCTAATGGTTTCACAGTCACGGCTGGCGGCGCATCTATTACGGGCAATAGTTCTGTCGCGGGGACTTTTGGCGCTTCTGGCATCATCTCAGCAAATAACGGAATTTCCGTATCAAATGGGCTAACTGTTGCTACTGGCGGCGCTGCCATTACAGGAAATAGCACTGTTACAGGCACGTTTACCGCTAGTAGCACTTTAACGGCGTCTAACGGATTAACAGTTTCTGCCGGCGGCGCGACGATTACTGGTAATAGCTCCGTTAGTGGAACGCTTACCGCGACATCTTTCTCCGGCCCTTGGGTCAATATTCCGGCCGGCACCGCCATGCTGTTCGCGCAGACGGCCGCTCCAACTGGGTGGACTAAATCAACAAGCCATAATAACAAAGCGCTTCGCGTTGTTTCTGGCACCGCGTCGTCAGGCGGTTCTGTCGCGTTTACAACGGCGTTTACATCTCAAGCTGTTAGCGGCACAGTTGGCAGTTATACGCTTACGACGGCCGATATTCCGTCGCACACGCATACGGCGACAGTATCTGACCCAGGCCATTTTCATGCAGTTACTGTAGGTGGTGCGGCAGGTTCTGGCTATGCGTCTCTTACGCAAAGCACAAACACCACGCAAAATACCGAAACTAAAACGACCGGTATTACGGTCAGCAATAGCAGCACGGGCGGCGGCGGCGGTCATAGTCATAGCTTTACTGGCACGGCTATAGATCTTACTGTGCAATATGTGGATGTTATTATAGCGACGAAAGACTAATGGAACTTAAAAACGGAACCTTTTGCCCTTTGGTTAAAAAGGACTGCCTGCAACTTAAATGCGCGTGGTTCACGCTGCTTCGCGGCGTTAATCCGAACACGGGCAAGGAAATTGACGAATGGATGTGCGCCATCACGGCCATGCCCATGCTTCAAATTGAGGTCGCCAAAGAAGTCCGGCAGGGCGCGGCCGCGACTGAGTCTTTCCGTAATGAAGTGGTTGCTATATCATCTCAACCCGTAACGCCCATGATCGGCAGGAACTAAGCTATGGCTTTACCATTATTTGCGGCGCTTATGGGTGGTCAAGCGCTGGGTAGCATTGCCAGCGGATTTTTTGGCTCGCAGGCCGCAGGAAAAGCTTCTGCCGCGCAGTCTCAGGCTGCTACTCTATCGGCGCTCATTCAGGCGCAACAGGCCGAACAGGCTCGTCAGGACATCCTTCGCGGTCAAGGCCAAGCGGCGCAGGCGATCACGGGCGCGCAGGCTCCGACACTGGAGTCGCTGCGCACGTCGTCGCAGCAGGCGCAGGATCTTCTTCGTGGCGGCACGACCGCCGCTTCGGCCGAACTTGAAGCGGCACGCGCAGCCGCCATTAATCCGTTGCTTCAGGCGCAGACCGCACAGCAACAGGCACTTTACGGCGGCGCGGGCGGTCAGATTGGTGCGCTGACGGGCGGCGCTCAGCAAGCCGCTAACGCTATTCAGATGGGCATGGGGCAAGGTGCCGGCGCGCTACAGCGCGGCACAGGGCAGGCTATGCGGGCTATCCAGCAGGGCACACGTCAGGGTGTCGGCGCTCTTGGCGGTGCGTATGGCGCGCAGGCCGGCTATCAGCTTCCGTATTACAACACCGGAACGGCCGCACAGAATACTATGGCCGCTTTATATGGTGTTGGCGGCGACCCTAACGCGCCGGGTTACGGCTCGTTTATGCAGCAGCCGACGCTTGCACAGTTGGAAATGGACCCAGGCTACGCCTTCCGATTTGGCGAAGGCCAGCGGGCTATGCAAGCGGCGTCTGGCGCGTCTGGTATGCGCGGGTCTGGCGCGGCTTTGAAAGCCGCAACGCGTTATGGTCAGGAAGCCGGAAGCCAAGAATACGCCAACGCGTATAACCGTTTCATGGCTAACCGTCAGGCGGTGGCTGCGGGCCTTCAGGGTCTTGCTGGCGCTGGTCAGGGCGCAGCTAACGTCATGTCGCAGGCCGCCGGCAATCTGGGCACGGGCGTCGCGGGGCTTTATGGCTCTCAGGGCCAGAACGTCGCCAATCTTCAGGCCGCGCAGGGCCAGAACCTTGCCAATATCTTTGGAACGGGCGCAGGTAGCTTAGCCAATATTTATGGCGCGCAGGGCCAGAACGTCGCTAACGTCTATGGCGCGCTTGCGCCGAACTTGGCGAACATCTACGGCACGACCGGCCAGAACGTCAGCAACATACAGTCCGCCACAGGCCAGAACCTTGCGAACCTTCAGGCGCAGCAAGGCGCTAATCTGGCGTCTAATGTGCTGGGCACCGGCCAGAACGTCGCCAATGTCTACTCTGGCACCGGCACCAATCTGGCGAATGTCTACACGGGCACCGCTCCGCAGCTCGCCAATATTTCGCTTGGCACCGGACAAGCGCTTGGCACGGGTCTGGAGAACGCCGCGCAGGCGCGTGCGACCGGCTACATGGGCGGCGCGACCGCGCTCAGTCAGGCGCTTCAAGGCGTGGCGGCGGCTCCGATGAATGCTATGTTAGCTGGGCGCATGTATAACAGCCCTACGGCGTTTAATAGAAACGCCGGTATGAATTACGGCCCGCAACAAGAAACCGGATGGTTCTTCTAATGCCTGTTCGCTACGACATCGCCGCTATGGTGCCGCAAGTTAGTGGTGGCGCTACAATCGACCCGGTCAATTTCATGGCGCAAATCCGTCAGCAAGAAATGGCTGACGCGCAGATGCAGCAAATGGCGTTGCGCGGATATTATCAGGATCTCGCAGCGCAACGCGCAGCGGAAGCCTCACAGCGGGCGGCGGAAACCGCGCAGAGACAGGGCAGAGAAGCGGACATTAGAGCCGAAGCAGGGCAAGAAAAATTGCTTGCTGACAAATTGCACCGCACGTTCTCGGCGCTTGGCCCTAAAGCGTCACAGGAAGATTTTTTGAAAGCAGCGAGTAAATTCGAAAAATATGACCCCGAATTTACCGATTGGTTGCGAGGCCAACAATGGAATGAAGATCTTTATAACCGCCTAACTATTCCATCTGAAAAACTTGCGGAGCGCAAGATTGAAAAAGGGCCGGAAGGAACAGGTGCGTATATTGAATCTGGCATAGGCCGCGCGCCTAAATATATCTACCCCGAAGAACAGGCGCGTACTGCAGAAAAAGAAGGAACTGGACGAAATCCGCGTTCTAGCGCGCAAGGTTTAGGGCAGTTTATCGACAGCACTTTTGTAAACACTTACCGCAAGACTTTTCCTGATCAGGCTAAAGGTCTTACGGATGCGCGTATTCTTGCTCAAAGAGGCACTAAGCTTAGCGACGGAACGCCTATCGAAGTTCCTATGCTGAATACTTTTACGCAAGAAAATAAAAATGCTTTGTCGCGCGCTAATCTTGCGCCGACGCCGGGCAATACTCGGCTGGCGCATTTCTTAGGCTCTGGCGGCGCGATAAATGTGTTGAAAGCAGATCCTAATACGCCTGTAGAGCAATTAGTGTCGTCTGACGCTATCCGCGCTAATCCTGAAGTTCTAAAAGGAAAAACAGCCGGGCAAGTAGCTGCATGGGCTAATCGTCAAATGAGCGGAGTTACTGCCGGCGAGGGCGCGCCGCCGCGTTTGCAGCCGCAGCGACTAGAGCCGTTAGGATCTACTAAGCGCGAAGGTCAGGAGAGCGCGCTTAGTTTCTTGAACGCAATTGAATATGATCCCGAAACGGGAAACAGCCGACCGGCACAATTGCTGGAGGGTGTCGGCGGCGGGCGACCCACACAAGTTCTTTATGGTCTGGCTCGCGCTTTTGGTATTTCTACGCCGGGCACACGAGGCGAATCACGGTTAAGCTCCGCGCAAAAGAACGCGCTTCTCGATAAAATTGGCGGTAGTCTGGGCGGCAAAAGCTTTACAGATGAAGATCGTAAATTTGTCATGGACGCCATTGGTGGTCTGGATGATACGGCGGTCCCAGTGGGCGACCGTCTGGCGCGGTTTGATGAATCTGTCCGAATGCTGGCGCGTCGCGCTGACATTCCGTATAAACCTGCACCTCAGCTAGAGCGGCTTCAGGGTCTGGCTACGCCGGCTGGCGCGGCGGCAGAACGGCCGTCGCGCGGGCAAGCCGGTGAAACTGCCGCTCCTGTCAGCGCACCTCCGGCGGCTGTAGAATATCTTCGTGCAAACCCTAACCTAGCGTCGGCATTTGATGCTAAGTATGGGCCTGGCATGGCCGCTAAAATTCTGGGGCGCTAAATGGCTAACCCGTTCGATCAGTTCGATGGTGCTGCTAATCCGTTCGATCAGTTCGATGCGGGACCGTCTATATTTGAGCAACGCCCGGCGGCCAAACCGTTTGAATATGGTCCAGTGTCTGAAGCGCTAGGCGGCCTTATGGACATTGGCGCTATGATCGGCGCTGGCGGAACGGTCGCGGCTAAACAGATTGCCGAACGTCCTGTGCAGCCGCTGGTCGATGTGGCGCGCGGCGCAGTCGTATTACCGATGATGGCTGGTCAAGCCGCGATGGGCGACGTGCAGGCGCAGCAACAGTTGCGCGGCTTGCCGGCGGACATTTTTCAAAACTATGCGCAAGCCTACGGTTCACCTAAAGCGGCGTTTATGACGGCCGCTACTGAACCAGGGCGCTTTGCTACGGACATTATGGGCTTACCGGCGGTCGGTGGTATTGTCGGCGCTGGCGCGAGAGCCGCTGGCGAAGGCGCTCTCGGCGCTACCCGCGCCGGGCTTAATCGTTTGCTACCTATTACCCGCGATGAAGCGGCTGTTCAGAATAGACTCGCGGCTTTGACTGGCCCCGCAGCGCCGACTGAGATCCGTGCCGCCTATGAGCAGGGTGTTCAAATTCCTCGCACGCCAGGTATGCCTGCGCCGACTCTTGCGGAAGCGGCGGCGGCGGGCGGTGTCGAGTTACCTGGCTTGGCGGCGCTTGAGAAAAGCTATGCTGGCGTTGAAACACCGGAAGCCCGTGCGCTTGCCGCCAGACCGGCGCAACAGGCGGCGGCTATCCGCGATCAGTTGGCCCGCGTTGATGCGGCTATTCAAGACCGCGCCGGCGCGCTGTCGCCAGAAGAGATGGCTAACCCGCGCATTATTCGCGATGTGCCGTTACGCAATCTGGCTGAAGAACGCAAAGCGCTTGAAGTTAAACTTGGCGCACTTCAAAAGCAGCTTCCGGCGACGGATCTGTTTGAACGTGGCGTAGGCATTCAAGCGGCGGCAAAAAAAGGCGAAGAACTCGCCAGCCAGGAAGTCAGCGAAGCATTCAAAAAACCGTTTGCTGGCAAATGGGGTGCCGCAAAAGAAGATATCGCCCCTGTTGTGAAGCAAGCTGAACGCATTCTTGCGGACCCGACGGCAGAGTTTTCGCCGGCCACTGTCCCAGAATCCTTGGCCGAATCCATATCTAAATTGCGTCCACAGGCAAAAGGTGATTGGGTTTCGCTGGGTGAAGGCGCGGGATATTTTGCCGAACCTACTGAAGCCGCGCCGGTTATGGCATCATTCCGCTCAATCGGCAAACTTAACAAAGCCATAAACGCTGAATTGTCCTCCGTTTTTAGGGCTTCTCCTAACGATGTTAAGGCCAATACGCGTAAAGCGCATTTGCTTGGGCTTAAAAAAAGACTGACCGATATTGTTGAGTCCAGCGAAACTATACCCGAAGAAGCGCGTGCAGCATGGAAAGATGCTAATAAAGCTTTTGTCGATAAAATAGTAAAGCCTTACCGGACGGGCGTGTCTGGCGATTTATTTCGGACAAATATCAAGAATGAAACGGTTCTACCGCCCGATACGACTGTAGCTAAATTTTTGTCTGATGGCCGCAATGCACGGCAATTTGCGACGACCTTTGGCGATAATCCGGCGGTCATGTCGGACGTAAATGATGCTGTTCTCGCAATGGCGCGTAAAGAAGCCGTTAAAGATGGCATCGTCGACCCCAAAGCGTTAGCATCTTTTGCTGAAAAATATCGTGAGCCGTTAGATATAATAGGCTCCGATGTTAATGATATTATTGAGCAAGTTCAGCGCAATGCGGTTAGAATGCAGAAAGGTATCGCTGATCTAACCGATCAAGCGACGGCGCTCAAAAAGACGGACTGGCGAGCGCTTGTGGACAGCGCCGTAAAGTCATCGCAGGAAATGAGCTTCCTTAAAGAGCGGCTGCGTAAATCGCCGGAAGCGCTTGAGGCTCTGGCCAAAGAAGTGTCAGACCGCGTGCTTACCAATGTCAACGCTGGCGAGCCTAAAGCCGCGCTTGAGATGCTGGACAGCCAGCGCCGGGCTATCATTGGCGCAGTCGGTAAAGAACAATACGACGCGTTGCGTGAACTGGCGACGGATCAGTTGCGGCTCAAAGAAGTTGAAAAGATTGCGCCTAAAACAGACGCGCAGCTTCGTGCTGACATCAGCGGATTTACCGACGCGCAAAAGACGGATCTTAAAGTCGCCATTGATGACATCCAGCGCATGAAGCAAATGGAACGTCTGGCGGCTAAGGCACCATCCAATCTCGGCGAACAGGTTGGCGAAGAAGCCGCTTTTCAATGGTATAACCCACTGTCGTATCCCTACAATCTTATCCATGCCACGCAACGATTTCTTAAAAAACGTCAAGAATCGCGCGTGTCAGCGTTGATGGCTAAACTTATCGCGGAAGATCCAGAACGGATGCTGCGCATTCTTGAGACAGGACGGTCTAAACCGTTGTCTACAAAGGCTGCGCCAGCTAAGCCGCGCGTGCCAGCGGCATTAGGATCTGTGTCGATTTTCAACGCAATGGCTGACAGCCAAAACCGCAACGCGATGGCGAGATGATCATGGTCGAATACCAAGTTCTTTTTGACGTAGCCATTGGCGTGATTGGCGTGCTGGGCGGTTGGACGCTTAATACGGTCTGGGCGGCTGTGAAGGATCTCCAAGAGGCCGACAAAGAGCTGGCGGAAAAAGTCGGACAGATTGAAGTGCTGGTTGCCGGGCGCTATATAACGCGCGAAGAGTTTAACCTGACGCTTAACCAAGTGTTTGAACGTCTTGATAAAATTCGTGACATGCTCAGCACAAAGGCTGACCGATGAACTTCCAGATATTCTTCGACGATGTGCGTAACAGCCTATTCGGCGGCAAGCTGTCGCAGGGCCAAGTCGAAGGCATGGAAAAGATCATCAACTATTCGACCGTCAGTCTCGACCAGTTGGCGTATGTCCTCGCGACCGTCAAATGGGAAACGGCGCACACGATGCAGCCAATTAAAGAATACGGCTCGACGGCTTATCTCAAGTCTAAGCCTTACTGGCCCTATTACGGCAGAGGGCTTGTCCAGCTAACCTGGAAAGACAATTACGCTAAATACGGTTTGGACAAGACGCCGGACAAGGCGCTGGAATGGGACTCGTCGCTGTTCGTGCTGTTTGATGGCATGACCAAGGGGCTGTTCACAGGCAAGAAACTAGACGACTACATTAACGACAATAAGCGCGACTACATCAACGCGCGGCGGATCATTAACGGGACTGATCGCGCCAAAGAGATAGCGCAGATTGCGGACGCCTATCGCACCGCCCTTATCGCTGCGCAAGATCCCGTTGCTCCCCCTGCCGACGATGATCTCCAAGCCCGCTTCGATCAGATGCTTGCCGTTTCCCTGACAAGCAACCCCCAGATTCAGGACTTGGTTCGGCAACTTTGCAGAAGGAAATAAAATGATCAACAACCCCTACACGACCTTCAGCGGCATTCTCGCTCTTCTGACCGTGCTGTGGCACGCGTATCAGACCAAGACCGTTAACTGGGATGATCTACAGACGGCGCTTGTCGGTCTGGGTCTTGTCGCCGCTAAAGACTGGAACGTCACGGGCGGTTCTAAGATTCAAGATTGAAAGAGGCAGGCCGAAGTTGCCAAACCTAAGACCGTCGAAGAGACTGCTGCTGATCTTGACGCTGGCAAGTTCTAGCGGTTGTCAGTCTGTGAGCGGGGGCGCATGTCCCCCGCTCGTCAATTACTCAGCGGAACGCCAAACCAGAGCCGCCAAGGAATTACGTTCACTCCCCAAGGGCAGCGAGTTGGCCAACATGGTCGTGGACTACGGCAAGCTCCGCAGCGCGTGTCGGCTTTAAGGCTTTGGCCGGCTTACGGTCAGCCTTCTTCTGATAGTCGATGAATTCTGTGCCGGCTTTGGTAGCGGTGTAATCCGCCGCAAACGTCGCTGCGAACAGTTCATAGTTCACCGCGTCAATGTGGCTGTCCATGTGATCGGGTGACGCGAAAGCGCGTGCGTTCTTAACGCAAGCAAGGATGATAGCGATTTCGTAAGGGTGAAAATCACGCCCCAGACGCAAGCTGGCAAGATCCGCCGCGAGCTGGAAATTGTTTTCAATGCCGCCGTAACCTTCACCGCGCTGGTCGATGATGGCGCTGGCGTCTTTAAGCAGTTCTTGAGGTGTCATCGTTTATGATCTCCATAATGGCCGCCCTTTCTCTCAACATTCTCAGCACTGTGAAGCGCTGATGCAGTCGCACTAGGATCGTAGAGCGCCGGGCGTGACGCATCTCTTCCTCCAGAAGATCTTTCACTTCTGTCTCGGTAAGATCAGCTAACTGATCGTTAAGGGTTTTCCACGTTAAGTTCTGCAAGGGCGATTTCCGCTAAAGATTTCTTGTCTTGTAAACTAGACAAGATCCTTTCGTCAATAGTTTTATTACACATGATGATGTAGCACCACACATCGCGCGTTTGTCCGCTGCGATGCAGACGGCCGACCGTTTGTTCGAACAGCTCCAGCGACCACGGTAGCGAGATAAAGACGATCTTGTTACCGCCGAACTGAAGGTTCAACCCATGACCAGCGCTCTTGGGATGGATTGCCAGCAATTCGATTTTGCCAGCGTTCCAGCGCTCTATGGCGTCAGGCTCATCAATCGTTGCGACGTTGAACTCGCGTTGCAGCTCGGCTAGTTCTTCTTTGTAATTGTAGACGATGATGGTGTTGTCGCGTTGGTTTTCGTCGATGATGTCTCGGAGAGATTCAAACTTTTGGCGTCCAAACCACTTAGCAACGCCTTGGCTATCATAAGCGAAGCCGGACGTAAGCTGCTGAAGTTTGTTTGTGACAGCAGCCGCTGTTGGAGCCGTGATCTCTTCATGCACATATTCCCTCTTCATGTTTTCATACGGCTCGCGGTCGTCGAGATCGCAGCGCATTTGCACGACGTGGAGCGGCGGCAGCTTGTCCTTATACTCGCCAGGCTCTAGCACATAAGTCGCCGGCTTGATCGCCTCCATGACCTTTGGCAGCGCTTGCGGCAGCGGCTCCCACTGGCCAAAGTCGCGGTTCACGCAATAGAAGTATTGCTGTAGGAACGCGCCCTTGCTGCGTCCTAGCAGCGTCTGGTCGACGACTTTGCACTGGCCGAACACGTCTTCTAAACCGTTTGACGTGAACGATCCCGTCAAACCCCAGCGGATCTTGAACTGGTCGAGGATTTTAAGAAGATGCTTGAATCGCTTGCCGGACGGGTTTTTCAGCCGCGTCAACTCGTCGAAGATAATGCCGCCGAAGCCGGTCGGGTTGATGGAGGGGATGTTGTCGTAGTTGGTTACAACAATGTCGGCGTCGGATTTGAACGCTTTCTTACGTTGCGCGGGCGTGCCGACTGCGACGGCGATGTTAAATTCAGGAGCCCATTTGCGCCCCTCGACCGGCCACACATCGGTGCAAACGCGCTTCGGCGCTAACACAAGCCAGCGGTCGCAATGACCATGAATAATCATTTCGGTCATTGCGGTTAATGTAATCGCTGTCTTGCCCGCGCCGACTGGCGCGAGGATCATGGCCCGGTCACGACTGAAAAGGAAATCGGCGGCGTCGTGCTGGTATGGTCGGAGATCCATTTGTCAACTTCTTCTTTAGACCAGAGACAATCGTAGTTCTGACTGAGCGTCATCATCTCGATTGCAAATCGTCGCTGTAATTCGCTGAGTTTGCCGCCGGGGCGCTTCAGTTCTATGAAGTGCGTCGTGCCGTCAGGTAAACAGACCACGCGGTCGCTGACGCCGCGGTTCGACGGCGATACGAACTTATAGGCTCGACCGCCGACCTGAGCGACGCGGCGCATGAAATATTTTTCGATGTCTTTCTCTAGCATAAAAAGTCTCTTGACATATCCGTAAAGAAAAGTCTAGTGTTGAATCACTGAAAGGTAAGGTGAAATCCAATGAGCCAAAGAGATAGCGGTTACGCCCGCGTGGCGTTTGATCAATATGAAACGCCGGAATGGGTCACTGAAGCCCTCATTCCTTATCTTCCTAAGAAAGCTGTAATCTGGGAACCGGCTTGCGGTTCTGGAAAAATGTCCAAAGCGCTTGGCGCGTATCACTCTACGGACATTCAAGCCGGCGAAGACTTTTTTACGCAAGAACGGCCGTTTAGGGTTAACGCCATCATAACTAATCCGCCGTATTCTGTAGCTACTGAATTTATTGAGCGGGCGTTGAAATTGACCCGCGAAAACGGCGGTCTAGTCGCCATGCTATTGCGAACTGACTTTGACCATGCCAAATCACGCCGTCATTTATTTGCGGAGAACATAGCGTTTACGCGCAAGATCGTGTTGACAAAACGCATACAGTGGTTTGAGGACAGCAAATCATCGCCGTCGTTTAATCACGCTTGGTTTATGTGGGACTGGTCTAACTTAACGCCGCCCGTGCTTTCGTATCACTTTGAGGACTAATCGTGGCCCATAGCAACATCGTCGGCGGCTCGTCCGCCAAGCGTCTTATTAAATGCCCTGGCTCTCGTAAGTTAGTGGCGGAACTGCCCCCTAAACCGACAAGCAGCTACGCGGAAGAAGGCTCGCGTCTGCACGACGCCATGCACATGATCTTGTCGCATGGCGCAAAGGTTGAAGATTATCCTGATAATGAGAAGTTAATCCTTGCACTTGACGCGCTTAACGAGATCGACCCTAATAACGAGCTTGAGTTTGTTACGGAGGTGCAAGTCCATTTTAACGACTTTCTTGCCGGAGTTTACGGTTCTTGCGATCTCGCTGGCCGTATTCGCAATCGTGCGGTAGTCCTCGACTGGAAGTTTGGGGATGGCGTCGCGGTAGACGCCGAAGAAAATGAACAGCTCATGTTCTACGCCGCCGCAGGAATGCGGACGGAAGCATTGCGCTGGGTGTTTGAAGGCATTGACGAGATCGAACTGATTATCGTGCAGCCGCCGTATGTAAAGCGTTGGCTTACGACGCCCGGCCGCATCAAGGCGTTCGAGCGCACGCTGTATGATGCTGTGCAGCAATCTTTCAAGCCCGACGCGCCGTTTGCCGCTGGCGATCATTGCCGTTGGTGTTCGGCTAAGCCTGTCTGCCCCTTGCTTACAGGTCAGCTTGAGCGCGCTGTTGCGACTAAGGTTAAAGCTATTGATGTGGAGAAAGTCGGCAATGCTTTGGCGATGGCGATCCTTGCGGAAGAGTGGGCTAAAAGCGTCCGTGAATTGGCCCAGACGATGCTGGAAAATAACGCGCCAGTGCCGGGGTGGAAACTCGTGCCCAAACGGGCCACTCGCCAATGGGCTGATCCTGTTACGGCGGAAGCGACTTTTAATGAAATGGGATTGGGTTTCACGGAGTTCATGGAATTAAAATCGCCGGCACAAATCGAAAAGGCGCTTAAAAAGCGTCATATTGCGATGCCGGAAGGTTTTACCGTTTCCATGTCAACAGGTAACACGATAGCGCCGGAGAGCGATCCCCGTCCTGCCGTGCTTACAATAGGCAAGGACATCCGTTCTGCCTTCTCTAAGCTAAAGGTCTAGTCATGTCTAATATTGTGAAGTTCGGCAACGCCAATCTCCCCACCGCTGCGTCTCTGGCTGAGTCGCTGCGTAAACTCGATACTGACGCTGGCGTCGGTTCGGTCATTCTGAAAATGGATAAGACTGGCCATTGGGTTTACGGCGCGGATCAGACTGAGATCGACAAAGATGGACGCTGGGCGGTTAATCCGTTCTCGTTTGTCCACGGTTTCATCGCTTGGGGTGAAGGCGAAGTTCTTGGCGAGAAGATGGTGTCCATTACGGAGCCGCTTCCCGAACTGGACGTGCCCCCGCCTGGCGCTAAGCGTGGATGGGAGCCGCAGGTCGGCATGAGCGTCAAGTGCCTCGATGGTGAGGATGCTGGCACAGAAGCCCGCTACACGGTTACGTCCGTTGGCGGTAAGCGCGCTATGCACCAGCTTGCCATGAAGGTTGCCGATCAGGTCGAGAAGAATCAGGACGCGCCGGTGGCCGTCGTGAAACTCGGCTCGGAATATTATCAGCATAAGTCCTACGGTCGCGTCTACACTCCGGTGTTTGACGTGATCGAATGGATTTCGCTCGACGGTGCGCCGGCCGAATCGGTCGATGGCTCTACCGCAGACACTGGCCGTCGTCGTCGCGGCTGATGATAGAGAGGCGGCGGCTTAGGCCGCCGTCTTTTTCTGGGAGAGAAAGAATGACTGACTACACCCACCTAATCGCACGGCTGCGCTTATCACAAACCGGAGGCATTCACTACGAAGCCGCCGACGCATTAGAGGCGCAGGCGCGACGGATTGCGGAACTTGAAGCGGAACTCGCTTGCAGCATTGTGAGCGGGAACGACGCGCGCGAACGGGCGCTTGGGTATGTGTATGAGTTAAATGATGCTGCGGAGATGCTGGCGAACCAAGCGCGGACGCTTAAAGAGTGGCACGAGCGTATTGTGGAACTGAAATCGGCGCTGAAACCGTTTGTT